TCACTTCGGCACTTCCGGCCACTCCACATTCGGCGCTTGATCAACATCTACACGAGTCAGCAATACTCTGTACTTTTTCCATTCGAGTAGAGCTGATTTTTCTGCTTCTATTGCCATACCTATGTCAACAGCATCTTGTAACGGAGCAATTTGTTTACTTGCAGTGAGCATAAGTTGCTGTTTCTTATGTTCTGCTTGTTGCTGCTGTTCCCGTCTAAGCTTTATTTTATCGCTTTCTGATATTACCCACTTTTCACCATCATATTTATGATAAACGGACGGAGCACGTTCAATAAGTACTGGATAACCCTCTTTATCACTGACGATAGCAAAGCCGCGTGACTGGCCGTCAAGCAATTCATTGTGTTTTTCTGCTGTTATTTCAACGCATTCTTTATAAGCTTCATTATAAAAAGCGCATTCTTTTCTGGAGAAATAAACCATTTATACCCCCCAAAATAATATATGTACAACTCTGTCTGGATTCTCATTACTGTTAGGAATGCCAGCTTGATATTCAAATGTCGATAGTGTTGCATTACGTACTAATGTGTGGCCCGTTGATGTATTGGCACTCGACATACTTGCGATATAGCCAAAGAACTTATTTTTAAAAGAAATTGGATAATTGACTTTTACCCATGATTGTTGACTGGATGCAACTTTAACCCATTGAATCATTATTCCCGTATCCCCACATTGCCACCAACCATTTTCAGATTTTATAGCTGAATTTTGTAATGCAAGAGTACCGCTTCGCTCAGGTACTAATACACTATAACGTCGCTGATTGCTCGGATCGTTAGAATAAATATGCAATAATTTTCCTTCCGAACCGTTCATTCCTACCACATACCCATCTTTCGATTTGAAACGCAATTCAGGAAAGGGAGTTTTACTATCAATCAGTAAACTACCAACTATTGCAGCTTTATCGCTAGAAATACGCAAGAAATTATTATCACTCTCTGTTTGGGTATATGCCCCCACATCTCCAGCACCCAAACTAAGATCCCCAGTCAACGCCTTACCATTAATTTTCCGGCTACTCGGTACCGCCTCCTTAGCAAACGCCACCGTTTTCAACAAATTCAGGTTTTTTACAAACGCATTTTTATCTGGGATATCTGCGCCGTTTTGGTTTTTGGACAATCTGCTGTTAGCATTATCATTTACATCAGAAACAAGCTTCTGTGTTACCGCGAGGGTATTACTGTTACCGGTTTTATCTGTGAGCTGAGTTACACCTTTTTGTGTTAATGAGGCATTTGGCACTTCGGTTGCAATTTTTTGTTCTAATGCTCCATTTAATTGGGCAGTGAGTTTAACTATATCCCCATTGTCCAAAACATCGTTACCGGAATATGTCGCAATAAAATTGGCCAAAACAGATGTTATTGTCGACGACTGACGTAATACCTTATTGAGCAAATGGACGGTGATATTATCTGGTGGAAATCCAGTTTTTAAACTCCGGCTTTCTTCATATCTTTCTTGACTCACTACATTTGCATTATTATTAATAGAAAAAGCTTTAAAATCATTCTTGTGATTCATATACCTTCCTTAAATTAGATAATACCATTTCATAATCAATATATTTTAATCATTGTAAAAATTATCCCCCGGCAACTCACGCTAATCAAATTATAACTCAGCAAAATAATAATTCGCTGTTATTATTTCTTATAAGGTTAACTGTTTTTGTATAATCATCAGTAATAAGTAATTCAATATCTTGGAATCTAAAATACATTCAAAAATATATATTTAATATCTGGAAACTACTTTTCTCTTATTCCTTCTATCTTTTCATATAACTTTCTCCGCTTAATGTTCCACACCAAATCTTTAAGTATCTGAACCCTAATACCTAATCTACAGTGTTTAGGAATATCGCATAGCTCACTGTCTTCATAAAATATACGCCCATTATTCTCACCGATAAGCTTAGGTCTCCAGTTCTGAAAACAGATTGGTAAGTAAAGGTGCTATCCATGAAAGGTCTCAATGATGATAGAGCTGTCACATTGAACACGATCATTAACAAAAATCAGTTCAAGATTGTTATTGTCTTTAAGCACTGAGATACCACTGTGAAGGTCGGAAGTTCAAATCCTCTCATGCCGACCAAATTTCCTCAGAAAAACCAACCTGTTAGGGTTGGTTTTTTTATATCTGGGGTTTGTTTGGGGAAAAACTGGTGTAAAACTCCTCTCGCTTAGCTTCATTTATTTAGGCTGTTCCGGCCACATAACATCAAACGCTTTATCAACATGTACATGAGCAAGTAATACCCATAAAGATCTGCTCATAATTTATACTCATCAAAGTATTTCACTGTAAATCACTGTTTTGGTCATTTGTTGACACCCGGATATAGCTCATCTTTGCCATGTTCAATCCTGTTTAATACCAACAAGGGCTATTGGTATAGGAATGATCATGAATTGGAGGATTCTAAAAAACCTCGGTTTGTCGGAAACCGTGGAATTGGCGAGGAATGCCGTACCAACTAATGACTTTAATAAAAAAATGGAAAGCGTGGAAAAAGCTATTGATTGGAAAATCTATCCAGGTCAATTTGGGATTGGTTCATCAAATGGAATGATTGTTCCGGGTGGAGATTATAATAATGCGATCATTTCCGGTGTTTATGCCGGGCCGGGAGCGGCAGCAAAGAATGCAATAGGTAACACTCCGTATGGACCCTGCTTTGTTTTAGCAAGAGTTCCAGATCACATTTTGCAGCAGGCATATTACAAGAACCAATTCTATTATAGATACAGGGAATACGGGAAATGGGGAGATTGGTACTACGTGATGACGTCAGATCAATGGACTGTTGACGCAAATGGATTCTATAAGAAAGCCTCCCCGATAATTGAAATTTACCCTGATGGCGCATTCTCAACTAACGAAGAATCAGAGGGGGCAAAAGTCACAAAAGAGGGGACCGGCGTATATCGTATATCAAACATTACGGGTTATAACGCTGATGGTGCATGGGGTGTACATGGTGGGATCTCAGTACCAAAAGACAATAACGGCTTAGAACTAATTTTTATCGATGACCGCGTTCAATGTAATGGCTCTATTATCATCGAAACCTTTCACAGACAGCACTCTCACTTACCAACCCGTTTTCAGAACTGGCGACTTAAGCTTATTGATAAGAATAACGAGCGTGTATTTTACGAAGATGGGGAACCTTGCAATATTCCTGATAACTACCGTTTAGACGTCCGTGTCCAGATGCCGGAAGATATCAGTATGGAACGCCAAGCCGCAGGCGGTAGATGAGTTAAACAGTCGGTAACTTATCAGGGATGGCTGGCATTTGCACACGAACAGAGATAAATCGGCCTTGTGGGATATCAATCAAATTACCGTCAGTGTAACCCTCTCTCACATTTCTGGCGAATGCTGGCGCATCTGGATGCTCACGATGATATGTCATGAGTTTTATTGAACCATCTTGCATAACTTCATAATCAACCCAGATGAGGGGTAACTTGTTCTTACACAACGGTATTTCAATTCCGCCATCCCCACCGCCCCAAGCGGCATCTGCATTGAATCCAAGAACTCCAGTGATGAGATAAACTCCCTCTGAAAGCCGTTCGACTGTTGCCTCTTTGGATTCATCATTCGTTTTGAATGTGCCATCGGGATAGATTTCTACTATCGGGGAAGATTGCTTAAGGAATCCGTTAGTGTCGGGTTTTGCAGTAGTCCCCGTCCAAACATATTCCCACAAATTCCAATTCCCTGCGTCATCTTTTGCTGAACGTATATAAATGATATTTTTATATGCACTAAAAGCGAGCTGAGTAGACCAGGACTTACTGCCAATATTCATATATTTCATTGCTTTGCTCTCTGGATTGTCGGGCGGTAACGGAACTGAACCTCTTGCATAAAAACCATTTGTTCCTGTCAAACTTGCCAATGCTTGGCCTGGAGCTAACTCAATCGGCGCTCCCCCCAACCCAAAAGCCCCAACATCCATTTTTTTATTTAAGTCATTATTGCTCGCCTTACTATCAACCACCGTTTTCAATGAATTAAAGTCATTGGTTGACACTGAATTCTTCGCCAATTCCACGGCTTCCGACAAACCGAGGTTTTTTACAAACGTATCTTTATCGGGGATATCTGCGCCGTTTTGATTTTTTGCCAATCGGTTATTAGCATTATCATTTACATCAGAAACAAGCTTCTGTGTTACTGCGAGGGTATTACTGTTACCGGTTTTATCTGTGAGCTGAGTAACACCTTTTTGTGTTAATGAAGCATTTGGCACTTCGGCTGCAATTTTTTGTTCTAATGCTCTACTTAATTGAGTAGCAAGTTTAACTAAATCTCCATCATCCAGAACATCATTGCCAGAATATGTCGCGATAAAATTAGCCAAAACAGATGTTATTATCGACGACTGACGTAATACTTTATTGAGCAAATGGACAGTAATATCGTCTGGCGGAAACCCCATCTTTAAACTCCGGCTTTCTTCATACCCTTCTTGACTCACTACATTGGCATTATTATTAGTAGAAAAAGCTTTAAAATCATTCTTGTAATTCATATACCTTCCTTAAGTTAGATAATGTTATTTCATAATCAATATATTTCAATCATTGCAAAAATAATCCCCTTGCAACTCACGCCAATCAAAGTTTAACTCATAAAAATAATAATTCGCCGTTATTATTCATTATGAGGTTAACTATCTTTATATAATTAATAGTAATAAGTAGCTCAATGTTTCGAAATTGAAGATATATTTAGAAATATATATTTAATATCTGGAAACTATTTTTCTATTATTTCCTGTAACTCTCTCTACTTAATGTTCCACACTGAATCTTTACCTAATACCTAAACCTACAGTGTTCAGGGAATACTACATAGCTCACCGTCTTCATAAAATACACGCCCATTATTCTCATAAATGCATTTGAGTCTCCAGTTTTGAATACGAGTTGGTAAGTAAGAGAGCCATATGTAAATTCCATAGAAAAATCAACCTATTACAATTGGTTTTTTATGCTTGAGGCTTGTCTGGTGTAAAACTCCTTTTACCTAACTTCATTTATTTGGGCATCTCCGGCCACTCAATATCAGGCGCTTGTAAAATATCTACACGAGCGAGTAATACTCTATATTTCTTCCATTCCAATAAAGCGGCTTCTTCTACTGCCGTAGCAATTTCAAGGTCAACCGAATCTTGCAGCAATGAAAGTGTTTCATTTGCTTGTCGTAACAGTTCTACTTGCCTCTGTTTTGCTTCTGTAATCTGATGGGATTTGAGAAGGTCTTTATCAATTATCCATTCTTCACCATCCCATTTGTCATAATCGGTATCAGGTTTCTTGAATGTCAGAATTTCTGGCAGCTCGCCCAATTCAGTAATTTCTTGCTGTACACGAGTTTGCTTGTTGTAAACAATTTTTCCGCGATAGTCAGGTACTATTTCCCAATAATTTTCATCCTCACTGCGACGCACAGCTACATTATTAGCATCGGAAAAATCTGGCGCATTAGGGTAAGAACGCGCTGATAAACCTACACCTTCTGCGACATATTCAAAATTAGTTCCAGCAAATTCTCTCGAATAAGGATTAACATGATAAACCTTTATCCAGCCAGCCTGAGTCGCTAATCCGTCTTCACCTAATATTGCAGTTCCTGAATCTAAGATATATTCTTGTGTCACTATTATTCCCGCCTTTACGACGTAGTTAAATGCGATATTGCGAGATCTTGATACTCCTATATAATCCTTACTTGCTCCCCCAAGATGAGTCTTTTCAATCCATTTAATTCTTGCCGAAATATCGCTACTTTCGGGAACATCCCACTTCAATTTTTCACGATCATTGAGTGAGAAGCTAACAATATTATCACCAGGAGCATAAACTTCCTGTAACAAATAAGACCCTTCTTGCCATGATAATAATGAACGAGATGGATCTACTCCTCTCCCATCATCCCAACCCCGGATAAATTCTCCCCTGAGATCGGGTAATCTACCGTCAGGATAAACTTCCGCCAACTTCGGATACTGTAATTTATTGAAAAATGCACCATTACAAGTGAGATAGCCGATAGGTGGATAGGGCAACGGCCACGGAATAGGAGAACCGACAGGAATTTCATTGGTTGTTTTAATCCGATTATCTATCTCTTCGCGGGTATACTCACGTAGTGAATTTATTACTTCCTGAACAAGCTTTTGTGTAACCGCTAATGTATCACTATTGCCAATCACATTTGTAAGCTGGATAACACCTTTTTGTGTTAATGAAGCGCTAGGAATGTCTGTTGTAATTTTTTGTTCTAATGCTTTATTTAATTGGGCAGTGAGTTTCTCTATATTCCCATCATCCAGAACATCATTGCCAGATCGTGCCGCGATAAAATCAGCCACGACAGATGATATTGTTGACGCTTGACGTAATACCTTATTTAGCAAGTGAGTGGGAACATTATCTGGTGAAAATCCAGTCTGCAAACTTTGATTTACCTCATATTTTTCTTGACTGACTACATTCGCATTATCACTGATAGAAAAAGCCTTAAAATCATTCTTAGGATTCATATACTTTCTCCTTAAATTAAATAATATTACTTTATAATCAACATATTGAATGATTGTAAAAACAACTCCCTGTGACTCACATCAATCAAAGTCTAGTTCATAAAAATAATGATGCAGTTTTTTTATTAATTTATAACGTTAACTGCTTTTTTATAATAGGAAGAAATACGTAGTTCAGCATTTTGAAATTTAAAATATATCCAAAAATCTATATTTAACATCTGAAAATTATTTTCTCTATCTTTTCCTGCAACTCTCTCTGCTTAATGTTCCACACTGAATCTTTAAGTATCTAAACTCTAATACTTAATCTATAGCGTTCAGGGAATATCGCATAGCTCACCGTCTTCACAAAATACACGCCCATTATTTTCATAAATTCATTTGAGTCTTAGTTTTGAAGACGGGTTAGTAAGTAAGAGAGCTGCATGTGAATTCCCTAGAAAAACCAACCTTTTACGGTTGGTTTTTTTTTATGCTTGAGACTTATCTGGTATAAAATTCCTTTTACCCAACTTCATTCATTTGGGCATCTCCGGCCACTCCACATCCGGCGCTTGTGAAGTATCTACACGAGCGAGTAATACTCTGTATTTTTTCCACTCCAGCAAATCGGCTTCTTCTGCTTCAGTAGCAATTTCAAGGTCAACTGAGTCTTGTAACAATGAAAGTGTTTCATTTGCATGTCGCAACAGTTCAGCTTGCCTCTGTTTTGCGTCATTGATTTGACTGGATTTGAGAAGGTCTTTATCAACTACCCATTCTTCACCATTCCATTTGTCATAATCGGTGTCAGGCTTCTTGAAGGTCAGAGTTTCTGGTAACTCACCAATTTCAGTAATTTTCTGCGGTAAACGCGTCTGTTTGTCGTAAGCTGTTTTTCCACGGTAATCTGGCACAATCAGCCAGTGGGTTAAATCAGATGAACGGCAAGCGACATATCCCTCTTTAATCTCAGATGGTGCATCTGTGCAAGAGTTAGCAGGAAGACCAATACCAACGGGAAGATACTCCTCAGTACTATTTAAATACTCTAGCGTAATTGCATCGTAATTAAACACAATGATATTTCCGCTATTGATAGCAATATTATTTTTATCCAATACAGCCTTATTCATCAGGCAATCCTCACAATATAATTAAATGCTACGTTTCGTGGACGTGTTTCTATTCCTGTTGAAGCAACAATCACATTATCCATATAACCGTAGCCACCAGATCCCATTCCGATAGCAATACCTAGCCCGCGAGTATCAATTCCATAGTTAACATTTTGGTAAACACTATTAAGAATACGGCTTGGTGTACCCAAACCATCGATTCCACCATTTGAGTTGGACCACATCCGGCCAATCCTGTGACTATGTGGAGCGATATCTGCCAGTTGAGTGGAAAGTAGATATCGATTAATGTCCACCCCACGCCCATCATCCCAACCACGAATAAATTCACCCCGCAAATCGGGTAATACACCGGATGGATATGCTGCCGCTAATTTTGGATATAGAATTTTATCAAAGATCGCTCCATTACATTTCGCCCACCCAATTGGTGGTACATCAGTCGGCCAAGGAAGTGGTATTCCTACCGGAATCTCTTCAAGTAAAGATATGCTCATTATGCTGCCCTTAAAATATAGTTAAATGCTATGTTTCGTGGTCTTGACACACCTATAAAATTAAAATCCTCTGACCACTTACCCCTTTTGGATAATATACAACTTTTACCGAAAAATAGAGAAACGGCCACAAAATAGGACAACTTACAGGTATATTAATTTCTTCAAGTAATGAATTTATTATTTCCTTAATAAACTTTTATGTAACCACCTATATGTCGCTATTGCCCATCACATCTGTAAGCTGGACAACACCTTTCTATATTAATAAAGCACTGAGAATGTCTGTTGTAATTTTTACCCTAAAGGCTTAAAATCATTTTTTCTCATATGACTTTCTTAAATCAAATAATTTTCTTATGTAATAAATATATTAAATTATTGAAAAATACTCCCTCTGAGATTCACACTAATCAAAGTCTAGTTCATAAAAATAATAATGCGGTATTCTTATTTATTATAAGGCCAATCGTTTCTATATAATTAAAAGTAATAAATATTTCAATATTTTAGAATCGAAAACATATACAAACCATCTATATTTAACGCCTGATAACTATTTTTCTCTTATTCTTTCTATCTATTCCTGCAATTCTTTCTGTTTTAAATTCTAAACTGAATCTTTTTGCATTTGGACACGAATATCTAAGTGACAGAATTGGGAAAAACTCCACCTTCTAACTTATCACTTAAAGCTTTCATCAGACTTGTCTCTAGCTTTTCCTTATCTAACAAAATAGCATCCATGCGCCAATAAGATCTCTTTCAGTTGTGGATATAAACCAGATCCCATGTCATAGCGCCATCCTTAAATCGTAAGACTGTTCCTGAACGAAACTAATTTTCACCAACATCAAGATTACTACCCAAATCCATCTCGTATAACTCTGGAACTATCTCCCATACTCGTTCTGTCAATTCATCATAGGTTTTGGCTTCGGTTACTAACCCTAATTCATCACATTCAGCAATCCACATATCATCATGAGTGACTTTTACAACAAAACTAGTTTGTCGATCACCGAAATGTGCTTTGTAAACTGTGTTCATAATACTCCTCCTCATCACTTACTGCCATTTGGTAATAATAGTCCGCACGATAATGTAAGAAAAGGTGATCATTTAAGCCATCCGTGGTGTGGCTGTTTCACCAACGATTTTCTATATTTATAAAGTCGTTTTTATAAATAATCAGATAACCAACCTTCTGAGGTTGAAAGAATTTCAGCAAATAATGACCGGTAATAGCTTCCCGTATTACTAATTACCGGTAGTATTTCACCAGTTACCCACTGCTATTATTTCCAAATTATTTAGCCGCTTCAATTCGTTGGGTTTCAAGCATTATCGGGGTATGGTGATGTCCGGTAACCGCGTACATGATAATTCCTGTTACGCTTACGCGACGTCCGATAAGGCTTCGATATATATCATAGAAATCATCAGACTCTACTACCAGTTGCATAAGGTTATAATCACCCCATTCTGGAGCCCCTTTAGCGCATCCAATTGGTTTATCTGGCTGTAATACCCAATAGGTCTCAGGAGTATCCCCATTTTCCACGCTTTCGTAATTTGGCGGGCCAGGATAGGTGATCTTTAATAATGTGCCATCAAGAGTAATTTTTTGCCTCTCTTTATAGCAGTTCTCTGTTGTTTTAACCGCGGCAATCTTTCTATACATTTCAGATGACCGTTGATACCAATCTTGAAGACATTCAACTACTGCGCATTTCTCGCGAAGTTCCCAATTCTGTTTTACCAGAGCCTTAAAGTCCGCATTGTTATCCGTAACCAATTTAGCTTGAAGATAATCAACATATAGGTTGTCATCAGCTTGGGATAATGCCGGGGTCGAGCAGATTAACTTTTCAGCCTTACTAGTAGCTTTTGAGCAATCAAAGCTCGCACCGAATGATAGGAATGACATGCCACACAATATTAATGCCAAAAAACCTATTAGTGTTTTCATACACTACTCCTATTGGTGATTTTTCAGCATTATTTTAAATACATTAAAGATAAAATCACAACCTGAATTTTTTCTAATTTACAATTTTCTCCTCAGGAGACTAATTGTATTTTCAAATCTTGATTTCCTCGAAGTTATCATACCTTCTCCGCCCGATCCTACATGGCTGTGAATAATCTGAGCACATCTATTTATCCTCAAGCATGCAGTCAACACACCATCGAGTTTTACCTGATATGTCTCATATTCGGTTCATTCCTTTATTTAATGATTTTCACTGACAAATACATCGTCGCTGTGGAGTTGGATAATTCAGTATTAACAAAACTATTCTAAGAATGGCCTGTCTATTCAGGCCACTGTCATTATTTTGGTTGTTCCGGCCATTCAATATCGGCAGCCTGTGAAGTATCAATCCTGTTCAGCATGACTCTGTATTTCTTCCATACCGATAGAGCCGTTTCCTCTTCTTTAGTCGCAATCCCTAAATCAACAGCATCTTGTAATGGCGCTATCTGCTGACTGGCCTCTACAATAAATTGTTGTTTTTTACTTTCAGCACGCTGCTCCAATTCTTCTTTTGTTGGAGAAGGAATATCGGCCCATTCTGGTAAACCATTTTGACCTGCTATACGATATTTTCCTTCTGGTACATTATTAGCGGCATATTCTTGATAAACATCAATACCAACCTCAATAATATCATCAGGCAATGAACCAGAAGCAATATAATTTTGTGCCAATTCTATAGGGTAGAATGCGTTTGTCTTTGCGCTATAAAAATACATAATTAATATCCTATCGCCAAATATCTCACGACACTATTTGTTAATGCATATACAGAGTTTCTACATGTTACAATAAATTGATTTGCAGAAAGAGGTACAGCAGCAACCCCTGCGCCATATTGACCAAAATCAGAATATGTTGCAACAATCTGTAAACAAGCATTAGGAAATGGGATGGCGAAAGTTTTGTAATCATTTAGATTCATAGAGCCGGCTGCCTGACCCCACTGAATAATTATTCCAGTATCACCACATTTCCACCAACCATTCACAACCTTGTTGGCAGTATTCACATTAAGATTACAACACTTTGCAACTTTTTGGTCTAATACGCTTTTAAATTGTGCGGTGATTTTAGCTACATTACCATCATCCAAAACATCAGTGCCAGATTCTGTCGCAATAAAATCAGCTACAGCAGATGATATAGTTGATGCTTGACGTAATATCTTATTTAATATGTGATTAGGAATATATTGATTGTCTGGAAACCCAACCAGCAAATTCGGATATGTTTCATAGCTTTGTTGACTGGACACATTAGCGTTACTACTGATAGCAAAAGCTTTAAAATCATTTTTTGCACTCATATACATCTCCTTAAATTAAATAACATTATTTCATAATAAACATATTTAACTATCAATAAAGATGATTTCTCACAACTCACATCGATAACAGTCTAGTTTAGAAAAGCGATAATGAAATATTTTTATAACTAAAAGCAGTAACTATTTTTATATAATAATCAAAAATAAACAACGCGATATATTGTGATCAAAAACATCCCCAAAATCATTATATTCAACATTCGAAATTATTATTTCCATATCTTTTTTCCTTCAATTATTTTATCCTTAAGTCACGAATATAACCTTAAAATATTTTAATTATAACGCCAACAAAATGGCCTGAAATAAATACCAAATTTATTTCAGGCCATTTTATTATATTCCCCACCACAGCCATTCAATATAAAATCCTATAAAGCATTTACCCACTCAATAATATCCTATATTATTCACGATTTTTTCTTACCACTTCCCATATTATTCACATATAGCCAAAATTCATATTTAAATTCTGGCTATATTCTTATGGTACTCACTGAGAAATTACTACCTGAATTAGTATCAGATGATCCAATAAATAGGTGCCAGCCTAATACTCTCAGAATAATAACTTATTATTACCTTACACACCTAAATAAATGACTGGTATCATACTGACATTTAACGGGCGGTTTTCATCTGCCGTTGGTACGACCTTTGATGCATCAAAAGTGGTATATGCCGAATATCCATGATCACTATTAGCATTCGTTCCCGCAGCAATGACCGTTGCCGTACTCCTAACACCATAAAATACACCACTGGTACGAGTAAAAAGCCCATGCGCTTGCCATCCCAAATTACCTGTAATATTTCTAATCGCATCTCCCTGTATCACACCAGGCTGCAAACCAGCGCGCACAAATATCCCTCGTCCATCAACAAACAGATTCGGGAGATTGATTTTTTTGCCATTCTGTTTGATTCCCCATGCTGCTTTATATGCATCGGATAAATTATTCAATGCCCGACCAACAGTTGAATCAATCTCATGAATAGCACCATTAGCAATATATTCCCCTTTAGCTAAATCTGATGCTGGATGTGCAGATAAATAGATATCACCCACCCGTTTAGCGCTGATGTAAAAAGCTTTGCTCAATTGTGCAGTGAGTTTGGTTATATCACCATTATCCAAAACATCCTCGCCAGATTGTTCTGCAATAAAATTAGCCACGACAGATGCTATGGTTGACGATTGACGCAATACTTTATTTAACAAATGAGTAGGAACATCATCTGGTGGAAACCCAGTCAGCAAATCCTTACTTTCCTCATACCTTCCCTGACTTACTACATTAGCATTATTACTAGTAGAAAAAGCTTTAAAATCATTTTTTGCACTCATATATCCCCCTTAGATCAAATGACATTATTTTATAATTAACATATTGAATCACTATATAGATGATTGACATTAATTCATGGAAATTAGAATCTGGTTTAGAAAAACAATAATTAAATATTATTGCAATATGAATAATCTGTTTATTCAGACTATCTTTATTACTTCGGCTGTTGCGGCCACTCAACATCAGGAGCCAATGAAATATCAACTTTGCTCAACATTACTCTATATTTCTTCCATTCCAGTAGAACTGTTTTTTCTGCTTCGGAAGCAATACCTAAATCAACAGCATCTTGTAGTGGCGCAACAAGGTTATTAGCTTTAATCAATAATTGAGACTTCTTATGCTCTGCTTGCTGTATTAATTTCTCTTTATCAGCAACATAAATATTATCAGATTCTGATTCCGTATTCTCCCCAACAGCCTTGTCAGAAGGTTTATTCAATGAGTTATATTCTTGCGCCCAAGGTGTCCACGGACTATCGTGAAATTGGCTACGTGTATATACTCTACTGCTATTATAAACAAAATAACGCTGAATAACGCCTGCCGCTTTCAACACAATAAGCGAACCAGCGAACGGCTCAGGGTAATTCGCGCCATTTTTAGCATGAGCATTATATTCTTGATAATAAATCCCTGGAGTTTTATAACTATTTAAATCCGCGTTATCACCTAAATTAATCGACTGTCCGGCGAAGATGTCTTGAGAGGTAATATTGATATCCGCAGCTAACGCTTTTCCATTAACTTTGCGGAGCCCTGTGATATATCGAGAATCAGACTCTGCTTTTGCATACGCTCCAACCTCTCCAGCAGTAGGCCTATTCAGTGTATTATATTCTCTGGTCCAAGGCGTCCACGGGCTTTCATGAAACTGACTACGTGTATATACCCGACTGCTGTTATAGACAAAATAACGTTGAATAACCCCGGCCGCTTTCAGTACAACAAGCGAACCAGCGAACGGTTCAGGGTAATTATTACCGTTTTTGGCATGAGCATTATACTCTTGGTGATAAATCCCCGGTATTTTGTAATTATCCAAATTCGCATTGTCACCTAAACTATGCGCCTGCCCAGCAAGGATATCCTGAGAAGTAATATTAATATCCTCAGTCAATACTTTCCCGTTAACTTTCCGGGTATTCGGTATCCTGGTATTAATACTTTCACGCAATGAATTTATTATTTCCTGAACCAACTTTTGCGTAACCGCTAGTGTGTCGCTATTACCCACTACATCGGTAAGCTGAACAATACCTTTTCGTGTTAATGAGGCATTTGGAACTTCTGTTGCAATTTTTTGCTCTAAGGCTCTATTTAGTTGATCAGTAAGTTTAGCTATATTGCCATCATCCAAAATATCATTGCCAGATTGGGTCGCGATAAAATTAGCTACCACAGATGATATTGTTGACGATTGACGTAATACCTTATTTAACAGATTAGCAGGAATATTATCGGATGGAAATCCAGTTTGCAAGCTCTGGTTTTCTTCATACTTTGCTTGACTCACTACATTAGCATTATCACTAATAGAAAAAGACTTAAAATCATTTCTGGTACTCATATATAATCCTCAAATTGAATAATATTATTTACAAAAAACATCTTTCATTATTGTAAAAACAACCTCTCACACCTCAAACCAGCAATAGTCTAGTTCATAAAAACAATAACAAAACATTCTTATAAATCAGAATATTAACTATTTTTGTATAATTTAAAAAACGAAAGTTAAATTTTACAGAATTACTCTCATATTTATTCTACATTTCTCACGCTAACTTTCTTGTTTTAAGTTACAAACTTAATTTTTCAGCACATTATATATAAAAGATCTGATTTCAATTCTACCTTTTCTATATTGAATTATTTCAAAAATAAACTAGTTTTATAATTGAAATATAAAACTCTCATTAATATATTTAGCCACTTAAAGTCAGCATTATTTTACCTAGAAAGATTTGAATATATTGGTCATCTAACAGCATAATTGAAAGAATAAATTGGCTATAATAATCACTATCGGGTTAAATAAAAAAGCCTGACTCTGGTTAAATACAGAAATCAGACTTTAATAGCCAATTAATTTAAACTGTTCAAGTTTTGAGAGGCAGTACAAAAATAAAAAGCATTTACTTTTGCATTATAAATTACATATCAATATCCTACTGCAAACCAAAACGCAGAGTTTTCAGTCTCATATGCGCAATAACTAAATCCTGTTACAGACAATTGTCTTGCAACAACATTATATGATGATTGTAGGTTAGATTTATCACTCAATGTCAACGAAACATTTACACAAGCATTAGGAAACTGAATTGGAAAATTAACGGGTGTATCATACGCTGCCCAGTTCACGATCCCCCACTGATAAATCACCCCGGTATCCCCACATTTCCACCAACCATTCACTGATTTCAAAGCTGTATTTTTATTTCCTTTAGCATTAACTAGGTTGTCTACTTCTGCTTTTGTATACCCACTAATAACTCTATCACCAGGTTTATTTAATGTGTTATATTCTTGGGCCCAAGGTGTCCACGGGTTATCATGGAATTGGCTACGTGTATATACCCGACTACTGTTATAAACGAAATAACGTTGAATGATTCCGGCCGCTTTCAATACAATAAGCGAACCAGAAAGAGGCTCAGGATAATTGACACCATTTTTAGCATGAGCATTATAATCCTGATAATAAATTCCTGGTGTTTTACAGTAATCCAAATTTACATTATCACCTAAACTAATCGCCTGCCCACTCAAAATATCCTGAGAAGTAATAGTGACATCCGTAGATAAAGATTTTCCATTTATTTTACGAATTCCTGCAATATATCGAGAATCAGATTCTATTTTTGTATATGCGCCAATCTCCTCAGCAGTAGGTTTATTCAATGTGTTATATTCTCTGGTCCAAGGTGTCCACGGATTATCATGAAACTGACTACGTGTATATACTCGACTACTATTATAAACAAAATAGCGTTGAACTACTCCAGCCGACTTCAATACAACAAGAGAACCGGCGAGAAATTCAGGGTAATTAAGACCATTTTTGGCATGAGCATCATACTCTTGATGATAAATTCCCGGTGTTTTATAGCTATTTAAATCCGCCTTTTCACCTAAGCTAATCGCCTGCCCACCCAAAATATCCTGAGAAGTAATAGTGATATCCTCAGACAGTGTTTTCCCGTTAATTTTTCGAGTATTAGGTACCTTGGCATTAATACTTTCACGCAATGAATTTACTATTTCCTGAGCAAGCTTTTGTGTAACAGCTAATGTATCACTATCGCCCACCACATTAGTAAGCTGAACAACACCTTTTTGTGTTAATGAAGCATTTGGAATTTCTGTTGTGATTTTTTGTTTTAATGCCTTATTTAATTGTTCAGAAAGTTTAGCTACATCTCCATCATCCAGAATATCACTGCCAGATTGGGTCGCAATAAAATTAGCCACGACAGATGCTATTGTTGACGATTGACGTAATACTTTATTTAGCAGATTACTAGTAATATTATCCGGTGGAAACCCATCCTGCAAACTCTGATCTTTCTCATATTTATCTTGACTCACTATATTAGCATTATTACTAATAGAAAAAGCTTTAAAATCATTCTTAGTACTCATATACGCCCCTTAGGTTAAATATTATTATTTAATTATTATTAAATCAATCCACCATAATTTACGGCAGCCATAGTTTAATTCATAAAAATAATAATAAAATGTTCTTCTAACTTAGAAGAATAATTATTTTTATATAATTGACAGCAAGAAATAAAACCAATAAATCGCTACTAAAACTATATTCAAACCATTCATATTCAACATTTAAAATTATTTCACTTTGTCATTATTTATTTTTATATTCTAACTCCAGCACAAATAAAACCAGTCAAATATTTTATTGATCAAAATCACTGGCTAAATAGCCAGTGATTTTGATCAATATGTCAGGACCATGTAACTTTATTTCACCTTGATAGTTTCAACCACTAAACATCGGGAATAAGTGAAGTATCTTTAACTAACATACAAATAAACCTGATTTTAGCTCTACATTTACCATATTAAATTACGTCTAAAGTAAACTAGCTCTCTAATGTAGATTGGAATTTTCCATTAATATCTGAAATCCTACTCATGTAATAGGCGTCAGCATATCGACCATTACGAAAAGCATGATATTTAGCCGTTCCTTCAATCTCAAACCCAAATTTCTTATATAATGCAATAGCAGCATCATTATCTGTATATACTTCTAACTCTATGCGTTCAATGTTTAACCAATTATCACACATGTCGAGCATAGTCTCCATTAATTCACTGCCAACACCTTGTCCCTGATAATCAACATGTACTCCCATGCCAAAAGTAGCAACATGGCGACGCCGCAAATTTTGGCATATTTCAATACCAATCTGACCTACAATTTGCCCATCAATACAAGCAACCAAATAGAAACATCCAGCAGAAAGATTTGTAATGCGCTTTATCCATGTTTCCAGAGAAGGATATGGTAACTGTAAAGTGCCATAGTAAACTTCAGGGTTAGCGTATAACTGACGAATTTGTTCACAATCGCCTTCTTCAACATGGCGAATCATTATATTCTTCACTTAAAAACTCCTAACTTTTAGCTTGAATATTGAAGTTAACATAGATGTTTTACTAAAAACATCGATAAGTATCAACGGCAGGTTTGGATTAAGTCGGAATTGATTACAGCTTTATTTTTTACACGATCTCTTATTGGATTAAAGCACTGACTATTTAGCCAGCGCTTTGTCAACAATATATCAAGATCACATGACTTTTTTAATTTTGTGTCTTCAACCACTTAATATCAGGAATGTGTGGAGCATTTTTATTGGCAATGAGATATCTACTCATTCTAATAAACCATTTCTATCCGCTATATGGTATATATCTTTTAATATCCAATCGCCATCCAATGGACCGCTCGTGCCCGGTAATCAGTGTTTAGCGCACCAACAGTTGTTGCTGTAAAAGATACTGCTGTAATATCACCAACTTCAACAAAACAACGATCGAAGATCGAAGACGAAGGTTTTCTTCTACCATCAGGTGTCGCAACCACAGTTGTACATGCATTAGGAAAGCTAATAGGGAAGTTGGCCAAATAATTATCACTACCTATTAAAACACCCCACTGATAGATTATTCCGGTATCACCACATTTCCACCAACCATTTGCAGATTTTAAGGCTGTGTTTTTATTGCCATATCTAACATCAGATTCAGATTTAGTATAACTCCCTACATCCCCCGCACTTAGGCTAATATCATTCGACAGCATTTTCCCATTCACCTTGCGGCTATTAGGTACTCTGGTATTAATATCTTCACGTAATGAGTTTACTATTTCCTGAGCAAGCTTCTGTGTCACTGCCAATATATCACTATTACCAATGACATCAGTAAGCTGAACAACGCCTGATTGGGTTAATGAAGCACTGGGAATTTCTGTTGTGATCTTTTGTTTTAATGCCTTATTTAATTGCTCAGCAAGTTTGGCTACATCACCATTATCCATAATATCATCGCCAGATTGTGTCGCAATGAAATTAGCCACAACAGATGATATGGTTGACGATTGACGTAATACCTTATTTAATATGTGAGGCGTCATAGAATATGGCGTAAACCCAGTTTGCAACTCTGTGCTTCCTTCATATCCTTGTTGACTTATTACATTAGCATTACTATTAGTAGAAAAAGCTTTAAAATCATTCTTAGGACTCATATATACTCCTTGAATTGAAAAATATTATCTCTATACAACTGACAGGAATAAATATCCCAACAAGTTACAACCAAAAACACAGCCAAAATAATTATATTCAACATCCGAGATTATTTTATTCTTCTGTTATCTCTTTTATTTTAATTAGTCTGTTCGGAAAAATAATAATAAAAACGGAAAGTTAATAATTCCTTTAAGCACCGTTTTATCTTGCTAGATTTATATCAAACCGACAAATCGCCTGATTCTGACTGTTCAGTATCCCCCGCAAGATTCGCTCACTTCATCACCTAAAGCATCCATACAAAATTATTTTAATCTTTAAAATAATTTTTAAAAAATGCTTGACTCTGAAGTTTTTCTGATTAAAATCACAGCCACAATTTAGATTTTCGTGAAACAAATCACATTTTATCAATAAAGAGAGTTCATCATGAAATCTGTTACATCTTTCATATCAAGTGTTCATAGCGTTGTTGTCTACTTGTCAACACCTTGCTTTCTGTAAGTCTGCTTGTTAACCGATGCGTGAAAGGCCAGTTTCCGAGCTGGCTTTTATGTTCAGGACTTAACCCCTGTCAAATTAACCGGCTAATCTTTTTTTTATTTCCTGGGTTATTTTTGTTATTTCCTTAATAAAATGGCAACAAGAAAGCATCTAAAGATAAGCCTGTTTCAGGAAATATTCTTTTATTTCCTGAGTTCATTTCAACTTTCTGCTAATGGTTGATGGACTTCAGTGCATTTTCCTTTGGAGCAAGAAAAGATGCTAATGTAGCAGCAACTAACCTCCCCTCCTGAAAATGCACTTATTAATTTAATTTAGCCGAATCCATTTGTTATTAATAATCCAATGCGTTAAGAATTCATTTCTTCAACAAAGCAACTTCATCCGCATTTTTCTGGCACAACAAAGCAAGATTAGTAATAGAACGGGTAAGATTATCTATAGTACTCTCCAGCTTTTTAATATCCATTTCCAGTTGCTTATTTTTTATATCCAATGCACTCAGTTTTGTCAATTCAGCATATAATTGCTGACCATTTACCGCCTCCGTACTGTTCCTGGAAATATCCCCAGCAGCAACATTCACAATCTTACGTTGATTACCCGGTCTTCCTACAGAAACAACATTCGATTTGCCGGCAACAGAATTTGCGCCTAATGCAATGCTCCCACTTGCTGTTACAGAGGCGTTTTGACCAATCGCGATTCCCTGTGACGCACTAACACTAACCTTTTGCCCCACGATAATAGCAGACGAAGAGTCGGATCTAGAGTCTGATCCTAATACAATACTCCTACTTCCTGTTACAGAAGAGTTTTGACCAATCACAATTGCCTGAGACCCACTGGCAGAAACCTTTTGCCCAAGAGCAATAGAAGACGAGCCGCTGGATACAGAACTATCTCCTAGTGCAACACTCGCACTTCCTGTTGCAGAGGAATTTTGACTAATTGCTACTGCTTGATTCCCCCTGGCAACAGCTTTTTTCCCCAGAGCAATAGCAGCCGAACCGCTGGATTGAGAGTCTGCTCCCACTGCAACACTCGAACTTCCTGTTGAAGTGGAATTTTGACTAATAGCTACTGCCTGAACCCCACTAGAAACAACCTTTTGCCCCAGGGCAATAGAAGCTGAACCACTGGATACAGAATCAGCGCCAATCGCAATTGGCCATATGACTTTATAATTCTGATTTTGATTCTCTTCTCTACCCGCCAGTTGATTTTGCCCAATAGCAATAGCGCCCTCACTAATTGATTTAGAAATTATTGGTGAAGCGCCAATTGCTATAGCATATATTGCTGGCGCTTCTGCATTTCCAACAACAACGGAATCTTTACCAACTTTTTGATCAGCTATATTCATGTCCTCTGTAGACATATATACCCCCTAATTCATAAATTAAATTATTATAACTTATTACTAGATTAATAAACCCAGCAATATAACTTAGTATTTTTCATCAGAAACAACCAAATAACACATAATAATTTCTTTTCAAACTTGTCACCGTGGAATATTAAACAAGCTTAACGTTATTTAAAAACATTATTATATCCCTCCCCACCTTTCACTCGACCTAAATTAACATCACTATTGTTAAAACAAAATATTATACGAAAAATTCGATTTGTAAATAAATTAAAACCATGCGGTTATCAAATAAATAACGTTTCATAATCCTGCTACACATGACTCTCTTCAACCCATTGTTATACATAGAATTATGAGTGGTGTAAGATGTAGCGCTATTTTGGAATCTTATTTATATTTCATGGGTTTATTTAATGTATCATATAGCTTCACTAAATATAATGACTTATCAAACCAATCAAATACAAATCGACACTATGTTATTTATATATATTTTCACCCCCTCAACACAACTATTTATATAATTTACCCGAGAAAATGCAGTTAGTATGTGAAATCGAGCAAGGAAATTATTCTGTTATTCACTGCGATACATCCCATAAATCATTTATCATATATTCTCAGCCTATTAGCCGAGAATATATGAAATAACAACCAACGGATATTAATAATTCAATGCATCAAGAAGTCGTTTCTTCAATGCTGCAACATCATCCACACTATTCTGAACCAGCAAAGTAAGATTAGCTATATCGCTTTCCAAAGATTGAATCTTCTCTTCCAGCTCCTTATTCTTTGCATCCAATAATATATCAATCCTTGACGATTCAGCATGTAACTGCTGACCATTAACCGCCTCAGTACTATGATTTGAAATATCCCCCGCCGCAACATGTATAATCTTACGTTCATGGCCGGTTTTTCCTACAGAAACAACATTCGGTTTATTAGCAATAGAATCTGCGCCTAATGCAATGCTCCCTTTTTCTGTTGCAGAGGAGTGTTGACCAATTGCCACCGCTTGAGCCGCACTAGCAGTCACCTTTTGTCCCAAAGCGATAGAAGCCAAACCGTTGGATACAGAATCAGCGCCAATCGCAATAGGCCAAACGACTTTCGCATCACCCTGCTTACCCGCAATTTGATTTTGCCCAATGGCAATAGCCGCTTCGCTGATTGTTTTAGAATTTCGGGGTGAAGCGCCAATTGCGATAGAATGTACTGCTGGCGCTTCTGCATGCCCAAGTACAACTGAATCCTTACCCGTTGTTTGTTCAGCTACATTGGTATTTTCAATAGACAT